CGGCTTGGTCGTGAAGATATCCGAGCTCGGATCATTGAGCTCGATCGGCACGACGCCGTTGTCGAACACCCCGTTGATCAGAAAGGGACGCCCTGTGACGGGCATGTAGGTCGGCGTACCGCTGCCGTCCGGGGCCTGCTGGCCAAAGACGGCGACGCACGGACCCACCACAAGGGCGTCCCAGTCGATCATGGGAGTTTAGGTGGGCTCGCGCAGGAAGGGCGGGCCGCCGGCGCGCAGACGCGGGGCGCCGCTCTCGGGGTCCTTCAGGAAGCCATGAGCGATCAGCTCCCTGGCCTCGGCGTGCGGAAGCAGGACGCTCGCGCCACCCCGCTTGTGCTCGGGCTTGACGTAGCGCTTCACCGCGCCGTCGCCCTCCATCCCGCCGCCGACCTGAATGGACCGGCCGCGGGCGACTTCATAATAGCCGTGGCCCTTGGGGGCCGGCGTCTCTACCTCCGCCGGCGGAGCGGGCGGCGGCGTCTTGGCGGTATCAGCCACGACCTTGGGATCGGGCGCGGTTTGGGTGTCGGCCATGCGACATGTCTCCTCAAGCACGCCGGCGTCGCCGGCGCGCGGGTTTCAGGGTTTGGGTGGGTCGGCCGGTGGCCTAGCGGACCTTGATCGCGATGCAGGCGTTCACCCGGCTGGGGATCACCAGCGGGGCGGATTGCATCATGATGAAGCGCTGGGCCGGATCGTCCTGGATCCAGGTCTTGGGCGCGTAGGGCATGGGCTCGTAGTTGAACTTCGGATCCATGATCAGGCCGAAGGCGCGGGTGCCCATCATGTCGGGGCCGCACATGACGATCCAGCCGTCGGGAATCATCGGCTGTTCGTAGTCGTCGGCGTCGACGAACCAGTCGTTGTAGAGCCAGAGGCGGTACATACCCCAGTCGCCCATATAGGCGCCGCCCCGGGCGATCTGAGGACCGGCCTGGATGCGGTTGCCGAAGTCCGCCAGCTTGGGGACGTTGATGGCGCCCTGGACGTTGACGCCGTTCTTGAACAGCTCCCAGGCGGTGTTGGTGAAGACGATGTCGGCGCACTGGGCGCCGGAGATCTGCAACACCAGGGCCTGGGCCTGGGTGATGGTCTTTTCGGGGACCGGGTCGAGGCCTGCAGCGGTGAGGTTGCCGGCATAGCCCCAGACGCCCGTGCCGCTCAGGGCGATAGTCAGGCGGCTGTCGCGGCCGAAGTCCACCAGGGTGGCCGGGAAGCCCTCGCCCTGGATCAGGCAGGTGCCGGTCTGCAGGACACTGGCGGCCATCCACTCGAGGCGGCGGTCGATCATGTCGACCTGGTCCTCCATCTCGAACTGCAGGTTGGCCATCTCGCGTTCGCCGGCGGACATCTCACCGCCGATGCGCTCGCCGATCATGCGTCGGACCGGCTTGCGCAGATCCGGCGCCCGCTTGTCCTTGATGTAGGCGGGCTTGAACTTGTCGGTCTGGATCCGGCGCTGCTCGACCAGGCGGCCTTCAACCAGAGGCGAGCAGAACGGCGCCAGGCGCCGCTTGCCGACATCGACATCGATCGCGACTTCCTCGGTGTCCGCCGTGACGATGCCGGGGAAGAAACGCGTCAGCAGAAACTGCTGCGCGACCTTCAGATTGGGCACCACCTGCACGAGCTTGGCGGTGTCATAGGAAATCGAATCCACCATGGCGGACGGTCCTTTTTGGGCAAAAGGATCCCGCCCGCAAAAGCGGGTTCGGGATCAGCTCTTCGGTTTGGGGAGGGCTAGATGTTCGACGGATCGGCCGCGGAGACCGGATTCTTGACGATCAGGCTGAAGGCCCGCATCGCCGCGCGCAGCGTGGCGAGGGTCCAGCTCGGGTCGTAGATCAACGAGCGGGCGTTAAACGCACCCTGGATATAAGCCCCGGCGGTGATCACCCCGCCCGACGCGTCGGCGTAGTCGACCAGGACGGCAGAGGGGATCTGCGAGCCGTCGGACGCGGTGGCCACCGAGATCTTGTATTGGCCGGTGGCGTCATAGGAGTTGAGGGTGAAGCTATCGCCCGCGACGAAGGCCACGCCGCCGGCGGTCAGCGTCAGGTTCAGGCCCTGCTGGGCATAGGCGACGCCGGTCGTCAGGTCCGGCAGGACGTTGCCCTCCGGATCGACCACGCCGAAGTCGGTCGCGGTCTTGGCGGTGAGCACATAGGCGCCTTCCATGGAGCCCGCGCCCCGCGTGAGGCCGGAGATGACGCCATTCCCGGTGTTACCGACGGTGGCCACCGCCTCGATCGCCTGGGGCGAGAGCGCGCCGAGCACGGTCCCCCGCTGCAGCGTCCCGGTGTTGAGCAGGATCGGCTGGGTCACAAGCGGCGGAGCCTGGCCGGCGATCAGCTGATCGGGGATATAGGCGTCATGGACGACGCCCGGGGCGAAGGGGTTATCCCCATAGATGTTCGTGGTCATGAGCGCGAAACCTTAGAAGTTGTTGGGATGGTGGGCGGCGCGCCTAGCGCGTGGGCTCGGCCGTCGGCCTGGCCTTCGCCACGGCCGCGGCCATCTGGGCGGCGAAGTCGCCCTTTCCGCCGGTGGACGCACCCGAACCCGGGTTGGGGGTTTCGACCTGGTCCATGCGGTCCGCCAGGCGGCTGCGGCCGGTGGGCGCCGGTGCGGCGGCGCCGCCGGCGGCCGGCAGGGTGGCGAGGGTTTCGATGACCTCGGCGCTGGAGGCGCGGCCGCGGGACAGAAGCGAGGCGGCAGAGGCGACCCGCCCGGCCGAGACCGGGTGGCTGAAGACCTTCACCCAGCGGGCCCGCTCGGCCTTACGGCCCTTGGACATGTCCGTGGTGTCGTCTTCCTCGTCGCACTCTTCGTCGTCGCCATCCTTTTTGTCGGCCTTCTTGCCGTCCTTGGGAGGCTTGTCGTCCTCATTGGCGCCGGCGCCATCGCCATCTTCCTCGGCGCGGCGGGCGTCTTCCTTCTCGCGGCGATCATCTTCCTCCGCGCGCTGCTTGTCCTCTTCGGCCCGGCGAGCGTCGCGGTCCTTCTTTTCCTGGTCGTCTTCCTCGGCGCGCGAGATGTTCGCCGACGGCAGGCCCAGCAGGTGCGCAAACGGGTTCACCCGCGCGGCGTTGTTCTTAGCCATGGTGGTTTCCTTGAGATCAGGTCAGCTGGGCGACGAAGGCCCGGAAGGCGGCGTCGGCCGGCATGACGGCGTCGGCGAAGCCGATGGAGACACCGGCCTGCCCCATGAAGGTGCCGGCCTCGGTGGCGGTGACGGCCTCGAGGGCCATGCCCCGATTGCGGGCGACGGTCTGGTCGAACAGGGCGCCCATCTCATCGATGTCGCGCTGCATGTCGGCGAAGGCGGAATCGGACAGCGGGAGCTCCGCATGGCCGTTGGCCTTCTTGGCGCCCTTGGTGACGAAGGTGACCTTGATGCCGGCCTTGGTCAGGGCGTCCGACCAGTCCACGTGCATGCAGATCACGCCGACGGATCCCACGCCGCCGGTGCGGGGCACGGTGATGTAGTCGGCGGCGCTGGCGATGGCGTAGGCGGCCGAATAGGCGGACTCATCGCAGATCGCCCAGATGGGCTTGGTCCCTCGGACGGAATGGATGGTGTCGACCAGGTCGAAACAGCCGGCCACCTCGCCGCCTCCGGAATCGACCATCAGGGCGATGCCCTTGACCTCGTCGTCGGTGGCGGCCGTCAGGATGGCCTGGCGCAGGCCGTCGTAACCGGTCATGCCGCTGAAGGGCCGCAGCGAACCCAGTTTCTGCACAAGGGTCCCGGTTACGCCGATCAGCGCCACCGGGCCCGCCAGGTCATAGCCAGGGTCGGCGCTGCTGCGCCGCTGGCTGGCGAAGACGACGTCGTCGTCATCGTCCCAGGCCATGGGGGCGACCAGGCCGCCGTCCATCTGGACCATGGAGCGGACGCCCAGCCGATCGGCCAGGGCGTACATGGCGATCTCCGCCTTGCGCGGATGGATCGCCAGCGGGGTGTTGAACAGGCGCTGGGCGAGATGCGGGAGGTTCATCGCGCTAGACCGCCTTTGGATCGTCGATGGTCTTTTGGGCCGGCTCGCCGTTCGGGTTGAGGCCCGCCCAGGTCGGCACCGGAATGCCGGCGTCGGTGAACCGCTTGATGTCGTGAACCCGGGCTTCCACCATCTCGTCCGGATCCTCGCCCTGCTCGATGCAGACGCGGTCAAAGCTGGTGACGGCGGCGTCCATGCCGAGGACCGCGCCCTTCACTTCGTTGACCGGGTCGATCCAGCCGCGGCCAGGGCCGACCCAGACGGCATGGCCATAGGCGGCGCGGCATTCGGCGTACTCAGGCGCGCCGGGCGGAAGCGGCAGCTCGCCGTATTCCATCGCCTCTTCCAGGAGCGCGCCAAGGATCGGCTGCGGGAAGCCGGCGGCGTAGTCGTCGCGCCGGCGGGCCATGGTCTTCCAGAATTCCAGCATCGCCCCGCGGGCGGAGCTGTAGTTGACGTCCGACCAGTCGTTGCTGACCTGCTGGGCCGAGAGGCCGGCGGCCGAGGCGACGTTGCGCAGCACGGCCTTTTCGAAGTCGGCGAAGTTGCCGGACGGCCTGGTTGCCGCCACCTGGCCGATGGTTTCCCCAGGGGCCAACATGGTCATGTTGGGGCCGCTGGGCAGCTTGAGGCGCTTGCCCTCGTGGAAGTCCTGGCGAAGGTTCTGGTAGGCCGAGAGCCTGCCGTCCTCGTCGCTCAGCGCCTCGTCCACCAGGTCCTTGTCGAACGGGGACTCGATGA